CTGCGAACCACCCTATGGTAGCAGGTCTGCTCCCAATCTCACGGATGAGTACCCGAGAGATTGTCAGTCAATGCCTCCAAGTGCTCTGTGACGTTTCCAGGATTTATGGGTTTAAGGGGAAGTGGGATATTGAACCTACACTGGACCATTGGCTTCTGATGGTGGAGCAGGTCGGCGGTGATTGGGTCAAGGTCGCCAAATACAAACTGGCAGCCTTCTTCGCCTATCACACCGATCAGCCCTTGCCACCGAGCCCATGTCCAGTAGTTAAAGATTCTCCCGGCCAACTGGCGGGTGGACGGCTGGGACGATTCCTCCAACTGCAAATGTCGACTCTGAAGGGACTCGAGCGACTCTCCCTCTTGGCAAGTCTGAAACAAGCCAAGAAAGGGATGCCGCGAGTCACAAAGAGGACATTGAAGCAGGAGGAGGAGAAGTTCCGCGTCGTCATGACTACGCCCAGCGAGCCTCCCCAGAAACCCAAAAGTACAGTGGAAGTGACTACTCCAAAAGGCGTCCGATGGAGTGAAGTGGAAGACGAAAAGACTCCCGAGAGTCTCAGCCAGACCGAGATCGAAATTGAACTCGACCGGACCGTTGATGAACTCTTCAAGGGAGTCAGCTTCACTACAGACGAACGCCTCCGAGCAGTTTTCCCAAGCACCAGCGCTAACTACATCCGAACCCGAAGTCGGGGGGGGGCAGTCGGCGCAATCCTGGAACACCCGACCCTGCTGAGTGGACTCAGGGTAGCGGGCGGTTACGGCACAGTGGAGGAACAACCAGGGGAGCGAAAGAGAGTAGAGGAGGAGGAGGAACACATAAGCAACAGTGAATGGATAAGGAAGCCCGGAGAATCGACTCCAGCATATCGAGACGCCCACCAAACCTTCTGGTTGCGACTCTTGAAACTCGCTAGCCGCGAGGATCCAATAGTCGAACCAGTGGCGTTGGCGGAGCCTCTCAAAGTGCGAATCATTACAAAGGGGCCCCCATTCACTCAAACCTTGCTTGAAGCTCTGAGACGTAAGATGCATGATACGCTCCGCGATCACCCAGCCTTCAAACTCATAGGCGAGATGGTTACGGAGAAATATCTGCTGGATCGCCTGGGCCGTGAATTGGGCAGCGATCAAGAGTTCCTGAGTGGTGACTATAGGGCTGCGACGGACAACCTCTTCAGCTGGGTCAGTAACCGCATTGCAAATCGAATTGCGGATCGACTGAAGCTGTACGAGGTAGAAAGGCGCAAATTCCAAGAGGCACTGACAGGACACTTGATCGAAGTCACAGACCCCGTCACTGGCGAAACAGAACTCAAACGTCAACAGAGGGGGCAGCTCATGGGAAGCAATGTCAGCTTTCCTGTGCTCTGCATCGCTGTCGCCACCGTCGCCAGATGCGCATGTGAGTATAGTGAGAAAAGAAAACTCACACTCAAGCAAGCGCCAATCATGATCAACGGTGATGACAACGCAACCAAATGCAGACCTGAAGGATTGAAGTACTGGCGCACCATGGGGAGGTGCATGGGTCTTGAAGAATCGGTTGGGAAGTCTTACTTCTCCAGGCGATTCGTGGAGATCAACTCCACAATCTTCCATTACGACCGGAAAAGCACCAGGGGTTTCCTGGAACCAATCCAACCGGATGGAAGACGACCCTTCAGACAACAACCCTTTGAGCAGGTACGATACGTCAACATGGGTCTCCTCACCGGACAAAAGCGATCCGGTGGGGCAGTCTCTCTCCGAGACAAAAGAAACCCAGGCGACGACCTCGGTGCCCGCTACAGGAAGCTTCTTGAGCTCGCCCCTCCTACAGTCACGGAGAAATTGCACAGGGCGTTCATCTTTCACCACAGTGAGCTTCTGACAGCTGTCCATCCCATCCCTTGGAACCTCCCAACATGGATTGGAGGTCTCGGTATGCTTGGAGTGATCCCGTACAGCGATAAAGATCTCCGTATCGCACGGATGATCCTGCTGAATTGGAAACACAAGCGACCCGCGGACCTCGGAACCGTGAGGGAGGTCCCCTGGAAGGTATGGCGTCTGGCGGAAGCAAGGGTAAACGAACCCGATTACACTGAGGAGAAGGATAGCAACGGCGAGAAGGTTTACCTGGAGGCCATGGCCACAGCGTGTATAGACATCCTCTTCGACTCGAACCTCAAACTCTGCGATATCCATCCGGACGTCAATCCTGATGAGATAGAACAGGGAAGGAGCTCAGAGCTGCAGAGAATGATCCATCACAACCAAGAGCTATGGTCGCCAGCGAGATACAAGAGGGGGCTTGGCCCGCCTATAGACCCCGAGCGCCTGACTTTTAGGGCGCTGTATCCCACCTACCGCAGGAACGCTATCTCCGGAGACAATAACTCCTCCTCGAGCACTGACAGACTCTCTTTCGCTACAACCCTGGACTGACTGAATTATAGGATCCAATGTCACCACCTCGAAGTCGCTCTCTTCTGCACCGTTGGCTGTTCCCTTGGTCCCCGATTCCTTCACGGGTACTGAAGCGAAGCGCAGCACGTTCAGAGAGACATCTAAGAGGTAGCAAAATGGTTCAACAATATGTTTGAACCAAGACATTGGATGGGAGTAGGGCAC